TGTTCGTCAACCAAGATCGGGTTCTGAAGGCGAATCCGATATTGTTTCTGCTGGACCCAGCAGATCGACCACCGATTCCTTTATTCAATATGGTTTCGTTACATAAAATATTGAATAAAATCAATAGCTTAGTCTTGAAATAAATCTCAACAAAATCAATAGCTTAGCGAGCCTCTAGAAGAGATGTCTAGACAGTATTTCAATCTCAGTTGACGAATCCATCAGTCAATTTTGAAATACCGTCTAGACATCATCTAGTTACTTATTAGCCAACCCCTGGAAGAATGCCAACGAGTCGTCGTCGTCATCGTCGATCGCCGGTGGCTGCTGATTTTCGGCTTTCGATTCGGTGGTCGGCGGTTCCCATGCGGGGGATGCTGTTGATGTTGTTGCATCGTCATTCCCGTTATCATTCGTATTCAAACCAAGAACACGATTCAAACGCGATTGGAGTACGGCGTAAGTCTTGAAGTTGTTTGGCTCGACAAACGGCTGCAACTGATAAGTAAGACTCCAGATATGCTCAAGTTCATCGTCAATCTTTGAAATTGCGGTTGAGCTATCAAAGGTTGACTTGTCGTAATTACGATAACCTTCAACGTTTCGAGCACGCAGTCTAAAATTCGCGCCTTCCCACATATCAAACGGATTTATTGGCTTAATGTCGTCGAATTCTGGATTCATTGCACTATTAATCATATCGAAGATTTTCTTACCGTATCTATACAAGAAAACCTTACCATCATTTGATGGGTTTCCTGGATCAGATATAACCAGAATATTTGAGATGTAATGGAGGCGTCTCTTCTGGTCGCGAGCTTGACGCTTCGCCTGTTCAGAGCCGTCCTCATTCCATAGTCGAGAATTGTACTGCGTTACTGGGTCTTCCTGGCCGATTGAAGTCAATGAGTTTTCAATGTACCAACCACCAGGACCCTTGAATCCATGATCCCAATAACGTACGAACGGAAGATCTTCACCAGCCGGTGCTGGAAGAAAACGAATGATAGCTGAACCATTACCTGCTGCATCAATTGTTGGCTTCCAGAATCGATCGTCATCTTGACCACCGCTCTTTGAATTAATAGATTCAGCTCCGTCTCTTAGTTTATCGAACTGCGACTTACGGCTATTCTTTAGATCTGCAAATGTAGTCATTTTGTTTTTCCTTTATGTTAAGAGTATATTTGATTATCAACTTGGCGCATAATGTCGTTATATTTATGCAAATCGATATCGATGAATTCGCCATACTTAGAGATTAAGTATTGATCTCTAGGCCAAATGACGATATCAGTTATTATTGTATTCCAATAAGGAAACAATGTCAATATACGATTACATATCACAATTGTTTCAGCATGTACTTTCTTTTCACGATAGTGTTGATATATTGTTGGATATCCATATTCGCTTCTTAGTAAAAAAGCGTCATCTAATGAATCGTATCTCGCCATATCAGTCTTGAATGTATATTCGAGCGCAGTTAGAACACCTTTATGTTTGCGATACATTTCTTCATTTTCATCTGATAGTAAATTACCGATCCACGTGGTTGGTCTGTGAAACAGTGCTATTACCATGAACCAAAATGGTTCTTCGTGCTTTGATAGTTTGGAATAGAAATATTTGTCCGATCGTTTTTCAAAACTATCAATTGATACACGAGTCCTACCGTTATATTTTCGGTATGAATATGTTGGTGAAGTGTAATGCAGTTTCATTGCCTGAAACATTCGGTATGCATCAAACGGTTTCATAATGGCAATCTTGATCTCTTCTCAAGATAGTTGAGTTCCTCAGCCTCTTCTCGTAGCCGACACATTATGTTTGGATTTTTCTTCAATGCTGGCGCCATACATTCAATATCAAGATCATTCTGCTCGCAATATTCAACAATAGCTTCAAATAACGTGATGTTTGGTTTGTTTCCTAGCTGTATAATTTGATCTATCATCGAGTTCTCCATGTATTTCCTTCGCATACAAGAAAGAGAGAGATATCTCTCTCTTTCGATTGTTGGGTTATAGTTTACGCAGCGTTGGCAAATTCAATTGCTGCGCCGAGTGCATCGATGTTGCGATTCTTGTTCTGACCGAACCACAGCGACTGCATACGAGTGTCAGAATTACGGCCCATGAGATGGTTGGTCATAAACGTAACTGTGTTATACGCCTGCCACCAAGTTCCTTTACCATACTCAGCGCCGGGCTGTTCCTCGAGAGTTTCGGCTGCAAGAATCGCGTTTCGTGAAACAATCTTCTTGTCCTTGTTGCGAAATGCGTCCATCATTTCCTGGTGCTTAACGCTATTCGAACCACGATCAGCCCGGGGAAAGACATGATTGAAATATTCAAACAACTTACTTTCATTAAACTTCTTTGAAGCAAGGAATTCAGACATCTCCTTATATTCTGTCATCTTCTGATGTGCTTCCGAGAGGGCTTCGCGCGCCTTCTCCGCATCAAACTCAGAACGGTGATTCAGAGAAATAGCTAGCGTGGCCTTTCTATTCAACGAAAACGACAAAGTGTTGTTGCATACAACGCGAATCGGTGTGAATCGAATATCGACGCCACGACCAAACTGATGCGGATTTGAAAGCAAGAGATATGATTCAACCTTGTCCTTTCCACCGAACAGCGCAAACGAATCGTTCACCTTCGCGAGAGCCCAGATAACCTTACCGTCACGCAACGAACCAGCAGTATGCATTTCCATACCACCTGCACGAGTGTATTCGTCGAAGAAGTTAAACGCGTCTCTGTTCTGCACCGGGTTCCACATATCGGATACAGTATCAAGAAACATACCATCAGACGATAGAACCAATGCAGTCTGATCACCGCCGCGCTTCTGATTACCATTTGAGTCGATATAAAACATCTCACGCTTCTCGACTTCCCAGTCGAGTCCAGCCTCGACCATCATTTCATCTGGTGTCAAACCTTCTGTGACTCGAACGCCAAGTCCGTGCCATGGAACTTCGCCAGCATATGCCATTGTTTCAACCTGATGTGCCATAGTTGTATTACCTCACATTTGTAAAAAGCGCGGAAATCTGTTCGCGTTTACTTTGAATTAACACAAATCAATTCGCCAGTATACCAGATTCAATGACTGATTCGATTGCCGCGGCGACTCGGCTATCACTGTCTTCGAAGAAGACGTAGTCGCCAATTGTGCATATATACATATCATCAACATATTCGAATCCACCGTAGTATCGCAGATCACGAACTCTGTTCTGATGAACGAACAGGACATCCTTATTGGGGGAGATATAAATTTCCCAACCGGCGCGATCGTCTAGACCGCAATCAATAGCTTTAACCAGCGAGGATTTTTGTACGAAATCCACAATGATACTAAAAACCTCGTCCTGAAGCCGTGCGTAATCCATGATATAATCGCCAGTGTGTTTTTCCATTTGACGATACCATTATACCACACTAGAACGGCGTTGTCAATAGTTTTATGATGAATATGTGAAAATTATTTTTACGAATAAAATCAATAGGTTACAGATATAGCAATAAAATCAATAGGTTACGCGAGGACATCTAGAAGCCCATCCAGACGATATTCCAGTTAACTGGGACAATTCAATATCCACTTCGGTATATCGTCTGGATGGGCTTCTAGAGGAGGTTGTAGTATCAATGGTCAATTGCGCATATGTATATGAATACAGAATCGTACTGATGTCATTGGATTACGAATCCAATATTATACCGACTCGACTATAGAAGCAATGATACTATTAATTGTCTGTCGATGGGTAAACGATGTAAACATAAAGAACGCCGTTATTGAATTTAATGCTATCGAGTATTGTATTAGGCTCAAGAGTTGTTTTAAATACGCGTTCATGCGTATTAATGCCATTGAGAATATCTGTGACACCGACAAACGGGCGAATATTTGCGGTTAGATCATCGATGTTAACCTTAAGAACATTATATTTCCGTGTAATCTCAAATGATACGTGAGCATTGCCCTCAGTACCACCCGGTAGACTAAACGCAAAGATATCGGTGACTGGTCCATTCAGTTCGTTGTAATAACGATATCGATTATAATCAGTGAGTGTATTCTGCGAAAATGTATTACGAGTAAAAATATTCTTAATACTACTAAATAGATTCATCATATTGCCTTCTCCTTTTATAAAGTTTTATTTTATCGGGATTCTCTATAATCAGAGTAAATCATCCCCGCCACAATCTTACACAATGTATCCCACAGCCACCACCATATCAATGGTGACGACGATATATCAAACAAACAGTCATACTATAGATTCTCTAGTATATTCGTCAATCGGTTCAAGTTTCTAGATTTTCATAACAATACTCCCATTGGCTATTAACGAATTCACGCACGCAACGAATTCGTTCTTGTTCGTCGTATAATCCGAATGTAGAATGATTGTGTGAAATATATTCAATCAGATCATAATATTCCTCATCGAGATATTGTTATGCATACTTCACTTTAATCGAACCATCTTCATTATACAAACGTTTCTTGGCACGAGTTAGAAACTTCGTAGTTAAGTAATACGGAGTCTTTATTTTAATCATGCTTTCGCGAACTTCAGCATTGTCTTCAAGACGATAAACCACGAAGCCTTCGTGTGTAACGTTCTTCACAACAGACTTAAGTTGGCCGAAAGTCATCATCACATAATCGTCTACACCAAATCCTGAAGTCCATAAATTCGGCTGTAATGAAATTGAATCGTATTCGTAATTTAAACAGTCAATCAATGGCCAATTACTATTCGAATAAACTGAACACACACCAATCAAATACAATTCGCAATTTTCTTGAATGATATGCGGATCACTCTCATGGCACACTTCGAAGATATACGTTCTGTTTTCCAAGAATTGATTTACGTCTACATGCTTCTCAACAATTGACTTCCCAAGACGTACATAATCACTATCAAAAGTTCCAGTTGAAGTATACAAAACTTCGTTGTTATAACGGGTTGCGCATAACATGAAACCGTTTCGCTTGCGAACAGCATACACAGTATCGGAATCTAACCAATCCGTTCCCGCGCCGTTCTCAGTATAATTGTAAATCTTATAGAACGGCCGGACAATAACGTTCCCATCGTCGTCAAGAACAATACCACGTGCATATCGTAGACGTTCGTCTTGCTCAAACAAGCCGCGATAAAACACTTTACGATGATATTTATAAAGAGTAAGCGGCAACGTATCGTGACGGCGCATCTGCACTAATCGCGATGTAACTAAATCGTCAAAATTTAATTTCTTCATAACAATGGTCCATTTTAGAGTGTGAATGTGAACCGCTTCGTTATGCGCTCAATTGCTTCCTTAGGAACGGCGTGCACGTTCTTATTACCGTGGCGATTCTCGACAATCAAACTAATGAACTGTGCACCAAAATCGTCAGCGATCTTCTTGTACACATCTACTTCAAATTCGGTGGTACTCGTATTATGAACAATCGCAACATTATGAATGCGATGTGGTGT